CTCCGAGCAACCTTGCGATTTGGGGAACGCCGGGAAGCCAATGATTACTGGATTGACACTAAGAATGGGATTGTTAGAAACTTGTCAATCGGTTACCAGATCCAGGCCACCGACGACCAGGACAAACAGACATACAAAGTGACCCGCTGGATGCCTTACGAGGCATCTCTTGTATCAGTGCCGGCGGATCCTACCGTGGGTGTGGGCAGATCACAAGATGAAGCCATAAATCATGACCAGATGGTCAAAATTGTAGCTGATGCACTCGAAAAAGAAAAAACCCGAGAGAATCCCGATGATTCAGAGGGCGAAGAACAAGAAGAACAAGCGGAAGATCCGATGATTGACCCGCAACTGTCAAGAAAAGTGGCTATCAAAGAAAAATTAATCATTATGGAGACATAAATAATGAAGACCAACGAATTGAAGGAAGCCCGTGCCTTGCTCGTAACTGAGCAACGCCAGCTTGTTGACCTTGCGGACACCGAAAAACGGGATTTTACCGCAGAAGAGACAGAAAAGTACGAAAAGATTGATGTGGATTTTGATGACCTGACCACCCAGATCGTGGATGCTGAAAAACGTGATGCCGATAAAGTTGAACGTCTTCGCGCATTGGACGAACGGGAATCACTGTTTGACAAAAAAGACCCCGAACAAGAAGATAACACCGAAGAGCGGATGGGTCTTTTTAATCGGGCGCTGGTCAACGGTGTTAGTTCCCTGTCAAACACGGAAGTTCGGGCACTGTCAGCAGGCACAGACGTTGAAGGCGGGTATATTGTCGCTCCTGAGCAGTTTGTCAACAAGCTGATTAAAGGTGTGGACGATATGGTCTACATTCGTCAAAAAGCAACGGTTATCCCGGTAGCTATGGCCACAGAGCTTGGTGTGCCGACACTTGAAGCAGACCCGGACGATGCCGACTGGACAACCGAACTCGGGACAGGTAGCGAAGATTCCACTATGTCTTTCGGCAAACGGTCTCTGAAGCCCAGACCTGTCGCAAAAAGAGTGAAAGTTTCTGAGCAACTCCTCCGGCAAGCACTGCAGTCAGCAGACTCGTTGGTACGAAGCAGGCTTGAATATAAGTTCGCAATCACACACGAGAAAGCATTCCTCACAGGCACCGGCTCCAGTCAGCCTTTGGGAATTTTTACCGCGTCTGACAACGGTATTCCCACCTCCCGGGACGTTTCCGCAGATAATACCACCACTACTATCAAAGCAGACGGGCTCATTAATACCAAATATGCCTTGAAAGCACAGTATCACAAAACAGCCGAGTGGATTTTTCATCGTGACGCTGTAAAAATGATCAGAAAGCTTAAAGACGGTAACGGTGATTATATCTGGAAACAGGGACTCGGAGACAAAACCGACACCATCCTTGAACTGCCATATTCCATGTCCGAATATGCACCGAACACTTTTACTACCGGTCTGTATGTGGGTATTCTGGGCGATCTTTCCTTTTACTGGATCGCTGATGCTCTGGATATGCGGATTAAAGTTTTGAATGAGCTTTACGCAGAGACAGGTCAAATTGGGTACATTGGCCGGATGGAATCAGATGGGCAGCCGGTAATGGCTGAAGCATTTGCCCGCGTAACGCTGGCATAAGGGAGATAAAAAAATGAATTTTCAAACAGATGAAGAAGTCAGGGAATGCCTGGCAGCAATCACGGCTGCAAGCAGCACTGACAGCAACACAGACATCATTGACATGAGCGGGTACACCGGGGCCACATTTATTGTGCCCATTACAGACTCAGTAGATACTGGGGTGGCCACCATGACAATCGAACAAAGCACTGCCAATGCAGATGGAGCTATGGCGGCGCTTTCGGGGGCCACAGCCACAGCAACCAGCGCGGCTGATGGCGACCTGAATAATACTCTTTTGATGATCACTATTGACCATCCTAAAGAGAGATATATTCAAGCTGTTCTCACCTCTGCCATTGCCAATATTGCCTATGGAAACACCATTGTGATTCTGCATGGCGCTACACATCTGCCAGTGTCTGAACACGCATCAATTCAGGCCGGAACTTTTGTGATTTCACCGGCTGAAGCATAAACCGTTTCTTAAATGAATACTCCGGGGGAGCGATCTCCCGGGGGCAACCAACGGAGAATTAAAAAATGAGTAATTACCAACCAAAATGCTACCGAACAGAAGGTGGAGACAAAACAGTAATAGCATCCGGCGGCACCCTTGCCATGGAACCCGGTTCTTTCATCCAATTTGCAAACCCCACCGGCGCATCAGATTATTTTGTTGATGGCAATGTATCCACAACCGGATCAGGGACTATTGATTCCCCATACAAAACCATTGCCGAGGCCATTGCAGCAAGCGATATCAGTATTGCGCTTACAGCAAACAGATGGTGGGCCAGGAGAAATAGAATTTTTGTCATGGGTGATACTTTGACCGAAACCCTGGTCAAATTCCCCACAAAGTGCGACGTGATCGGCCTTGGATCTTATGATGCCAACACCCAGCCCGGCATTGTCGGACACCATGCCCCTGTTGGCGAATCCTACGGAACCCGTTTTTTCAATATCAAGTTTAACGGCGTAGCCACGGCAACCCCGGTCTTTACCCTCACCAGCGAAACGTCCGGTCTGCAACTCCAGAGCTGCACCCTTGACGGAAACGCCGGAACAATGACCATCGGGGTTCAGGCCACGGCAAGCCCCTTCCTTGTTATCAACGACTGTGATTTTGTCGGAACTTTCGTGACTTCATACCTCACTTTTGGCACCGGCCAGGCGGGAAGAACGAGAATCACAAACAACCGGATGCTCGGCACAGCGGCCAAGGGTATTGTGGCAGGTTCTGGTATGACATCATCCTGGACCCCATTAATTGACGGTAATATTGTTCATGCAACTGGGTTAACTATTGATGACGATGCGGATAAGTTCTCCTGCGTTAATAACCGCCTGATCACATCAGCCGACATTGCCACCACCACAGCCGGGTATGATTTTAATTTGGCATTGGCGTGTGGGAATATCTTGACAGGCCTGAATGGTGTGGCAGCGACGGTTCCGTTTGCCGTAACTGCGGAATAAGGGGGTAAACCATGGCTGATGCCATAGTGGTAAAAAAAGAAGAGTCCGCATCATGGGTGAAAAAAGTAAAGTTCGCCATCACCAGCGCCACAGATGGCTCAGCCACCGCCACCACCGCCGAAAGCTACACCGGCGAAGTTCTCCGGCTTGTTGTTGATCCAAACACCGGAGCCGACCAGCCCACTAACGCCTTTGATGTGGCTATCAATGACGAGGATGGTTATGATATTCTGGCCGGGCAAGGCACCGACCTAAGCAACGCAGCCACCACAACGGTGGTTGCAAGTATGGGGTGTGTGGCAAATGACGTTTTGGCACTGGCAGTGACCAATATGGGCGCAGTAAAAAAAGCAGACGTAATTCTTTATCTGAGGTGATATGAGATTCCAAATAAAAACCCAGCCATCTGAGGAGCCTATTACCACTGCGGAAGCGAAGATCCACCTCCACATGGATGCAGACCAGACAGCAGAGGACACCCTTCTGACCAGCCTGATAACTGCGGCCAGATCCTACGTTGAACAATACACGGGCCGAGCGCTGGTGACTCAAACTTGGTATGGGTATCTGGATCAGTTCCCCGGGAATGATTATATCAATATCCCATTTGGAAACCTTGACTCCGTAACATCTGTAAAAACAATAGATTCAGCGGGAGACGAAATCACTTTGACGGTCACGACGCAATACCTTGTTGACTCAGATTCTGAGCCCGGGCGGGTAGTCCTCCCCTACTCGGTTTCGTGGCCGTCCATTACTCCATACCCAGTCAACCCCATTGTGATTGAGTTTGTTTGTGGATACGGCCTTGCAGTGGCGGTGCCAGATGGGTTAAAATCAGCCATTAAATTAATCGTTGGGGATTTATACGAACACCGGGAAGCGCAAATTGAGACCGGGAGTTTTCAGGTTAATGAAACGGTGCAAAACCTAATGTTCCCTTACCGTTTATGGGATAATTATTGATGAAATCCGGTGATCTAAAAAAAGTTATTTCAATTCAGGAACAAAAAATCGTTTCAGATGGCATGGGAGGCGAAACCGTAACCTGGGTGGATCATATCACCGGCACAGCCACAACCGCACCGATATGGGCCGCAATCTGGGCCGTGTCCGCCAAACAGCAGATTGAAGGGATGCAAGAACAAGGCACCATAACTCACCGGATCAGAATCAGATATAGAACCGGGATTGACGCGGGAATGAGGGTAAAATACGGAGCCAAGATTTTCAATATTACATCCCCACCGATTAACCCGGGGACTGAAAATAAAATGCTTGAGATATTGGTCAAGGAGGTAATCTGATGTTTTTAAGTATCCGCCATGCGCCCTTAATGAGAGAAGCTATCGCCCATACTGTTTTTAGTAAGGACACAGGCGAAGAAATTCCCCGTGTCGTTTGGGCCAACGATGAAACCGGAAGATATCGGCAGCACTTATTAAATGCCGATGGATTGCATTACACCGATGGTAAAGGGAACGCAGCATCAAAAATTTTTACCGGGAATATTGAGTTGAGGCGGGTGTCTTGAAAAACCTATCAACAGCAATTTATACCCTCACCTCCGCGTCTGGAGCATTTTGGACATCTATAGGTGGGCGGTTTTACAAGGCCGTTGCGCCATCTGGAGCCGTCTATCCATACGTTGTTTACAGCATGATTTATGATAACAACGAAGGAACTTTTCAGGAAGATATTGAGGATTGCCTGTTTCAGTTCTCCATTTTTTCCTCAGATAATTCCAGCCTTGAAGTTGAAAATCTCTACACAGCAATGAAAGCAGTTTTTGATAAGTGTCAACTTTCCATCACCGGGAACACAGCGCTCCATATGCTTAGAAATTCGGCAACGCTGATCCAGGATGAACTTGAGAATCCCAATGGAACCGGGTGGGTATGGCATTATGCCGTTGACTATAATATTATGATGCAGAAGAATTAAGCGGGAGGCTTAAAATTATGGAAAAATATTTGATTAGAAATGAAATCGATTGGGAGCGTAGAAAAACCGAGATAAAAAGTAAAGATGTTTATGATCCTGGTCAATTGGAACCAAAAAGTTTTCCCGTAATTGTTATCATAGCATATGCGGGGGCAGGCTGGTACGAGATAGACTTTTGTTATCCAGGCGACTTTAGAGAAGAGGATTTGCCATGATATCGATTATTATAATATTATGATGCAGAAGGATTAAGCGGGAGGCTTAAAATGACAAGGTTAGAAATATTCGCTGTAGCAATTATAGGTGGGATGGTCGCATGGTGCTTTATAAGAACAATATACGAGATGATACGCCCATGATAAGTATAATTATACCAATTTACAATCAACATTCAATGACCGAACAATGTATCGAGTCAATTAAGGCCAATACAGAAGATTATGAATTAATCATTGTGGATAACGGGTCATATCCGGCAATTACGACATCGTATGGATTCCCCGCCATAGAGCGCGACGAAAAATTTGGACAAGTAAGCATTTTACCCGGGGACCCGGCATGTTTGACAATCAGAAATAAAGAAAACCTTGGTTTCCCGGTAGCAGTGAACCAGGGTATCCGGGCATCACACGGGGATATAATCTGTCTGCTAAACAACGACACCGTTGTGACTCCAGGATGGGCCGATGGGCTTAAGAGACGCCTTGACGAGTATTCCATTGTTGGCCCCATGACAAATTATGTTGCCGGGGTTCAAAAAGCCATCACCGCCACATATGACGACAACGCCGAACTGAACAACGCCGCAAAAGAGTGGGCCGGCCCTCACCAGGGCGTTACTCAAGAAGTTAATTTCGTGATAGGGTTCTGCATGATGTTTCCCCGGGTCCTTTATGATGAGATCGGAGAATTTGACGAGTCAATGTGGCCATGTTCCGGCGAAGAAATTGACTTTTGCCTGGAAGCCAGGAAAGCG